CCCTCCGTAGCGCTCTCGGTCACGTCATCGCTGAGCACCGCAAGCAGTGGACGCGCGAGCGCGAACTGATCGAGGCGCAGGCGCGTGCGACCGTTGCGGAACTGACGGCCAAGGTGATTGAGCTGGAGACGAAGGTGAACCTTGCCATCAGCGAGAAGCTGGCAGCGATCAAGAGTGGCGACCCCGGCATTCAGGGACCGGCTGGCGAACTGGGTCCGCATGGGCCCGCTGGCCCCGCAGGCGAGCGCGGTGAACCGGGCAAGGACGGCATCAACGGCGAGCCCGGACCGCAGGGCGAGCAGGGGCTGCAAGGCGCGAGCGGTCTGCAAGGCAAGGCGGGTGACCGTGGCGAAAAAGGTGACAGGGGCGAGCCGGGGCTGTCGATCAAGGGCGAGCGCGGCGACCGTGGCGAGGCTGGGCCTGCAGGTATCATGGGCAAGGCGGGGCCATCCGGTCTGAGGGGCGAGCGCGGTGAGCGCGGCGAACCCGGTCTAGCGATCAAGGGTGATCCCGGAATCCAAGGGCCTGCCGGTGCCGCAGGCAAGGCTGGAGAGCGTGGCGAGAAGGGCGAGCAGGGTCTGCCCGGAATGTCCGTCAAAGGCGATACCGGACTGCAGGGCGCAGCGGGCGAGCGCGGCGAGAAGGGCGACCGGGGCGAGCAGGGTCTGCCCGGTCTTTCGATCAAGGGCGAGCGGGGCGAGCAAGGTCCGCCCGGACTATCCGTCAAAGGCGATCCCGGATTGCGGGGCGAGAAAGGTGACCGGGGCGAGCAGGGTCTCTCGATCAAGGGCGAACGCGGTGAGCGCGGACCCAGCGGCGAGATTGGTAAGATTGGCTTGCGTGGCGAATCGGGGTTACCCGGCGCACGCGGGGAGCCCGGACTTCCCGGTGAGCGCGGCGAGAAGGGCCCCGAGGGCATGCTGCCGCGCGTCAAGGTCTGGGAGCCGGGTGTCCATTACGCTGGCGTCGTCGTCACCAAGGATGGTGCGACTTATCAGGCGGTCAAGGACACGGCTGAGCTGCCCGAGGGCGGCAAGGACTGGGTCTGTCTCGCGCGCGGTGGCGTCGATGGACGTTCTCTGACCGTTCGCGGGCTGTTCTCTGATTCGGAAAATTACCAAAAGCTCGACATCGCCACAGTCAATGGGTCGAGCTTCGTTGCTAAACAAGATAATCCGGGACCGTGTCCGGGTCCGGGATGGAAGCTCCTCGTCAGCCAAGGCAAGCAGGGCGACAAGGGCAAGCCCGGTGACAAGGGCGAGCGCGGCGAGCGCGGGCCCGCAGCGATGATCCAGAAGTGGCAGCTCGACCGCGTCAACTACGTCGCGGTGCCGATCATGTCGGACGGCAAGGAAGGGCCGCCGCTGATGCTGCGCGACTTCTTCGAACAGTTCCAGATCGAGGCACACTGATGGCCGATGTCACCCAGAAAATTTTGATCGAGGCGGAAAGCCACGCACTGATCTCGCTTGAGGAACTGAAGGTCGCGACCGGCATTCCCCCGGCGGACGTTTCCGCCGATCCGCAGTGGTTGATCGACGCGCAGTCGGCGGTGGTCGCGCGGCTGTGCAACCGCATCTTCGCCAAGGAGACGCTGGTCGAGTCGTGGCGCGACCTTGGCGACCGGCGGCTGTACCTGACACACTGGCCGGTCAAGCAGGACGACATCGTCAGCGTCATGACCGACAGCAACGTGCGGCTCGACTGGGAGCTGGACGAGCGTGAGGGCAAGCTCTCGATCTTCACCGCGCGTAACGAGCCCATCGTGATCGAGTACACGGGCGGCTACGATCTGCCGGATGAGGCCCCGCTGCCGCTGAAGCATGCGGTGTCGTTGCTGGTCAACACGGCGAAGTCGGAGCAGGCGGCGGCGCAACTGACCGGCGTGCGGATGATCAGTCACAAGGAAAGCCGCGTCATGTTCCACAACCCGAACAGCGGCAGCAGCTCTAGCGGCTCCAGCGGCGGCAGCAGTTCGCAGACCATCGCGACGGTGACCGCGTTGTTGGGGCACTACGTCAAGCATTGGATTTGAGCCATGGCGTTCGAAGTCAAGGTCGAGTCGGCGAAGCTCATGCAGCAATTCGGCGACATGCAACAGCGTATCAACGATCTGGATCAGAAACTGCCGTCCGTGTTTCTCGACTGGCAGCGCGAGGACATGAACCGGCAGTTTCCCAAGATCGATGAGCATAGGCAGCTCTCGGTTACGACGCTGGTCTATCCGCGTTCGCGCAGGAAGCGTACCGAGCGGCCCCGCACGAGCGGCTCTGGCACTAATCGCAAGGCTGCGCGCCGCGTCACTGGTGTGAAGCGGCCAATCCTGCGGCCCATGCTGGTACAGCAACTGTTCACGCGAATGACGGCGATGTGCCGGGAGGCGCTCGAATGGCGATAAACTTTTCGACGCTGGTGTACCTGCCGAACTACGACACGTTCGCGCGGGCGGTGACGATCACGCCGCTGGCCTCGCAGCCGGGTTCGCCAGCGTACACCGCGCGCGGCATCTATGACACACGCCCCATCGATGTGGCGGCGATGGACGGCAATATCATTTCCGACCAGCAAACCATCCTCGACGTGCGCGAGGCCGAGTTCACCGTCGTCCCGGCGCAGCTCGACCGCGTCTATATCGGGCCCGACGCCGACGCCGGTCCAGCGCTTGGCGACTTCGAAGTCGTTGATGCCGACAGCAACGGCGGCGGCGAGACGACGCTGGTCCTGCGCAAGATCATGGCGTCACTGCCGTCATGAATGCAACCGATACGACGGTCTTCAGCTACAGCATCGTCATCCGCGATATGCTGCTCGCCAAGCTGCAGGCCGCGCCGTTCTTTGCGGGCTTCACCTTTCGCAAGAGCCGACAGCTTCCGTCGCAGCCGCAGGACTATCCGTTTCTCGGCGTCTACATCATCAGCGAAGAGATGGAATCGGACGGCGACCCGAACCACGGCGACATCGAGTTCGTGAACCACCTCAAGATTGGCTTCTCGGTGGCGGTCGTGAACAACGACCCCGAGGCCTGCGAGGAAAAAATCGATCAGGCGTACTGGACGATCTGCAACACGCTGTGGCGCGACCAGTACCTGATGAACCTGATCGACACGAGGGCCTATCCGGGCGGCGTCGGCAATCCCGACAACACGCGGATCGAAGGCATCGAGCGGGGTTCACGTCGTCATGTCTTCGGCCACGCTGGCATGAACAACGAGACCCCGGTTGGCGAGCTGCGGTACGAGGCGACGCTGAAATACCGCACCGACTTCACGCCGATCATCACCGACGACCTACTCCTGATCCATGAGGAGGTGGTGATGCTGGATGAGGACGGCACAATCCCATCAGCGAGCGAAGTGCAGCGCGTCAATGTTGTCTACGAATTTGATCCATCAGCAACCACACAGGAGCTAGGCCATGGCCGACGCCAAGGAGACCAAGAGCGAGACCAAGAAGGAAAATCCACGGACCGCAATCAGGGAAGCCCGGTTGGCGAAACTGAAGGTGATCGACGGCCCGCCGAAGACGATCAAGGTGTTCGCCGCGAATGAGACGTTGCGCGGTGCGCTGCGTCACGCCAACGGCACCCGCTTCCGTTCAAAGCTCGATCAGGGCGTCGATTGGCCGAACGACAGCTTCACCACGCGCCGCCTCGCCGAAGGCTCAGTCCTCACCGAAGCGTCGTCCGGTGGGGCCGAAGCCAAGCCCGACCCGACCAAGAACGTGCGCGAGCAGTCGGCAGCAAGCAAGCCGAAGAAGAAGGACGACAAGCAGAACAAGGACGACAAGCCGACCAACACCACAGGGGCAACACGTCCTGCGGCTTGATCTGAAAATCTGAACCCGGTCTTTTCAAAGGAGACACGCTCATGCCCGTTAGTTTTGCTAACATTCCCCAGAATTGGCGCTTGCCATTATACTGGGTTGAGGTGGACCCATCGAAGGCGGGTCTCTGGACTATCCGCCAGCCCGCGCTGCTCGTCGGCATCATGACCGACGAAGGCGAGGCGCTCCCCGACGTTGCGATCCCGATTGGAACGCAGGCTCAGGCCGACAAGCAATTCGGTCAGGGCTCGCACCTCGCGAATATGTTCGCGGCATTCTTCGCCAACAACTTCGCGCACGAAGTCTGGGGTCTTCCGGTCGCCGAGCCTGTCGCTGGCACCGCAGCCTCCGGGACCATCACCGTCACCGCCGATGCCGGTGGCCATGAGGCTGGCACCATCCACTTATATGTTGCCGGTCAGCATGTTCCGGTGAACATCGCGGCAGACGACACCGTCAACGCGATCCACGTCGCGATCTCGGCGGCGATCAACGAGAACTTCGATCTGCCGGTCACTGCGGTTGGCGGCCCGACCGTTTGCACGCTGACGTGCAACTGGACCGGCACCAGCGGCAACGACATCGATGTCCGCGACAGCCACTACGGTCGCATCGGTAGCGAAGAGCTGCCGAAGGGCGTCACTCTCACCTACAGCACGCTGGGCATGTTGTCCGGTGGCGCAGGCGTCCCCGACTTCGATACGGCGATCTCCAATCTCGGCGAGCGCAACTTCGAATACGTCGCGATGCCGTTCACCGACAGCACCTCGCTGATGGCGTGGGAGCTGGAGTACGGCTTCACCGACACCGGGCGCTGGGGCTGGATGCGGCAACTCTACGGCCACATCTTCTCGGCCCACCGCGCCAGCTACGCCAACATGATCGCATTCGGCGAAACCAGAAACTCTGGCGTCTCATCGATCATGGGCGTCGAGCTGCAGAGCCCGTCGCCGGTCTATGAGTGGGCCGCCGCCTACACCGCAAAAGCCGCGCGCGGCCTGACCAACGATCCGGCCCGTCCGCTGCAGACGCTGGTGCTCACCGGCATTCTGGCGGCTCCGCTGCACGAGCGCTTCAACCGGGGTGAGCTGAACACGCTCGCCGGTTACGGCATCGCGACGCAGGAAGTCGGCGGCGAAGGCACCATGATCCTTCGCGAGACCACGACCTACCAGCTCAATCTCTACGGCCAAAGCGACGACGCTTACGAGCTGGTCACCACGCTCGCGACCCTCGCCCGCTTGCTGCGCAATCAGCGGCAGGCAATCACGTCGAAATATCCGAGGCACAAGCTGGCCAACGACGGCACCCGCTTCGGCCCCGGTCAAGCCATCGTCACACCCGGCATCATCAAGGCCGAGCTGGTCGCGGAATATCGGATGGACGAGTACAACGGGCTGGTCGAAGACACCCGTGCGTTCAAGAACAACCTGTTGGTCGAGCGCGACCCGAACAACCCCAACCGCGTCAACGTCCTCTATCCCCCGGACCTGATCAATCAACTCCGGGTGTTCGCGGTGCTGGCACAATTCCGCCTCCAGTACGACCGTGGAGTCGACCGTGATATTGGTGAGGCCGGTGTTCGCCTCGCTGCCGGTGGTGCTGGTTAGAACGAATGGAATGGGGATGCGCCGCGCTTTGGCGCATCCCGCTACTTGTCGGCGGCTTGACACTTCACCCCCAAATCAAGGAGTTTTGAATCATGGCGCAGAGATTCGCCGGAATCGCCTACCTCTATGTTGGCTCGCAGATGATGGCTCTGCGCGGCAACTTCACCGTCTCCCCGTCCCCGGTCGAGCGGACGATGATCGCGGGGCAAGACGGCGTTCACGGCTATCAAGAGCTGCCGCGCGTGCCCTTCATCGAGGGCGACATCTCGACCACGCGCGGGCTCGCACTGGAAGACCTCGACGGCGCGGTCGATGTCAACGTGGTGGCACAGCTCGCCAACGGCTGGCAGTACAGCCTGATTGGCGCGACGTGCAAAGCCGCGCTGGAAGCCAACGCCCGCGACGGTCAGGTGCGCGTGCGCTGGGAAGGTTTGTGGTGCGAGGAAATGCCAATCGACAACCCGGTGGCACCGATCCGGGCGGCGGCTCGCTAACATTCGAAAGCTGAAAGGTGAAGCGTATGACCAAGCCAACCAACCGGGAGGGGTTCGTCAAGAACACCGAGCCTCTCCCCGAAACGCCAGTCGCGGCAACGCCGCTGCCGCCGATCATCGATGACGA